TGTGCCCCAGGCCATTACTGGTACCCCTTCTTGTAATTCTCCAACTCGTCGTTCAGTTGGCCGACCATGTTACGGGTGGCCATCGGATCGGTGAAGTCCCAAACGCCCTGCACCTGAACCGCACCAATGGTGACCGCGCCTGCAATGTTCGTCGTGCTGGCGGGTGCCGTCGTGGCTGGTGTGGTCCCGCCCGGGGCGAGTGTGGCCGAGATGCCCGACAGTGCACCGACCATGGTGCTCAATGAGACGTCCGCACCACGGTTGATGCCGGCAGCCAGATCCTCCATGATGGCTTCGCCGGAGTAGAACGACCAGCCCTTGCCGGAGAACGGGCCCTCCTTGGCGGGAGAGAACGGGAGGAGGTTGCGCAGTTCGCCAAGGCGATCAGTGAACCAGTTCTTTACCGTGTTCCATGCCGACTTCAAACCATCGAGCAAGCCAAGCATGATGTTGCGTCCGGCGTTGTAGATCATCGCGAACAGACCGGAGATGGCGTCCATGATGCGCCCGGGGATGGCCGACACGAAGTCGATGAGCGACCCCACGCCGCCCTCGGCTGCGGCCTTCAACTGGTTGAAGAAGTTACCGACCCGATCCACGAACGCCTTGATCTTCTCCACGATGGCGAGGATGAATTCCACCGCGTTGGCGATGACCTCGACGATGAATCCCCAGACCGCCTTCGCCACGTCCACCACTGTGTTCCAGACGATGGTCCAAACGTTCCAGATGAAGGCGAGGTATTTGCTGATCGTGTTGAAGAGGAATTTGAGAACGCCGAGCACGTATTCGTCAATCAGGTTCCAGACGAACTTGATCACACCCCAGATGGCGTTCATGACCGTAGAGACGACCGTGTACCAAACCTCAAACAGCGCCATGAAGATGGTCTTCATCACCGCGAAGATCGCCGAGATGATGGACCAGGCGGTCTTGATGATGGACACGACCAGATCGAACACACCCTTGGCCAACGGGGCGATGGCCTCGAACACCTTCTTGATGATGGGCCAGACGGTGTCCTTGATGAAGTCGACCACCGCGCGGATGGCAACCAGGATCGCTTCCCACACCGCCATGACGATGTTGCGGAACGTTTCGCTGTTCTTCCACAGCAACACGATGCCCGCGATGAGGGCGATGATGGCGATGATGATTAGGCCGATGGGGTTGGCACTCATGGCGGCGTTCAGAAGCCATTGCACTGCCGCCCAGGCCTTGGTCAACGCAGTCGTGATCTTGATGAAGACGGCCATGGTCTTCAGAATGCGGACGGCCTCCACGAACCGGCTGATTCCGATGGCTACCTTGATGATGCCCGCCGACAGCAACGCCAAGCCGCCGACGATGCCCACGATGGTGATGATGGTGTTCTGGGTCGAGTCGTCCAGTTGGCCGAAGGCGTTAACCCAGTCGGTCAACTTGTCCACCACAGCCGTGAGCGCCGGCGTGAACTTGGAACCAATCTCGATACCCAGGGTCTCGACCGACCCCTTCAACTGCTCGATCGAACCAGCGGCGTTGTCCATGCGCGTGGCAGCCACCTCGGCAGCCGTGGACTTGCCGATGGCGTCATTCATGGTGTTGAACGCCTCGGCACCGCCGTTGGCCAGCACCGATGCCGCGCGGATGGCGTCGGAGCCGAAGATGGTCTCGAGCGCCACCTGCTTCTGGGATTCACTCAATCCCTTCGTGGCTTCGCTCAACAACCCCGAGATCTCGCCCAGCGACTTGTAATTGCCCTGCGCGTCGATAAAGGCATTACCCGACTCACCGACCGCCAGGCCCAATTCCTCGAACGCTGCCTTGGCCCGGTCCGTGGTCGGCACCAGGTTGGACAAGAACGTCTTCAACGACGTACCGGCGTCCGACCCCACAATGCCGGCGTTACCCATCAGGGCAATAGCCGTCGCTGTGTCAGCGAACGTCTGCCCGGCCAGGTTGGCCACCGCGCCCACCTGGGACAGTGAGAACCCGAACTGGGTCACGTCGATGGCCGACGCGTTGGCGGCACCCGCGATGGTGTCCACCACGCCGACCAGATCAGCGGCGGTCAGGTTGAACTGGTTCATCGCGTTAGACGCGATCGTTGCCGCTTGTGGCAGGTCGATCTCACCCGCCGCAGCCAACGCCACCGTGGCGTCCGCTGCACCCCCCAGCACTTCCTCAACCGACAGGCCGGCCTTCACCAACTCCTCCATGGCCAGCGCGGCTTCGCTGGCGGAGAACTTGGTGTCGGCACCCAACTGCAATGCCTTCTCGCTCAACCGTTGCATCTCGTCGGCGGTTGCACCCGACACCGCCTCGATGGCGGACATCTGCTTCTCAAATGACACCGCCGAGGCAGTGGCCACCGCGAAGCCACCCGCGATCAACCCCCCGAATACGGCCAGGCCGGTGGAGAGCCCGTTCAGATCCTGGACCGTGCCCCGGGTCTTGTTGTTGAGTTTGTCGACATCATCCTGTGCTCGGATGATCCCTTTGCCATCGTAGTCAATCTCGATGGTTCCTCGGATGGTTCCGATTGTCGGCCCTGCCATGAGCCTATCCCCTTCGTCGTGTCGAAAGGGCGGGGTCTCGGAAGCGTCCCTGCGGGGGTGCCTCTTCCCTTGCCTTGTTTCTGTTCAGGTATTCATCCAGTACACGTTGTCTTGCTTGGGATACCGCTTCGGGCTTCGGTTGCTTCTTGCCGCGCTTCATGTTCGACTCGACCTGATCCATCTCGTTCTCAACCGTAGTGCCGAAGGTCCACACCGCCCGGTCGAGTGAGTAGGCGATCAGGTCATCGCCTGCGCGAGGGCCGCTTCCGTCGTTCAGCCCGATTCTCGCCAGCCGGCTGGGTGTGGTCCGATACGCCTTGCACATCAGCCACATCTCCCACAGCAGCGCGGGATTCTTGACGAAAGGATTCGGCGTCTCTCACCCCCCCGGTGGCGAAGTTGAAGAGGAACATCTTGTCTTCCAAGCCGATCTGGTCCGTGTAGATCAGGTCGGGGTCGCGGTCGTTCGAAGCGATCATCTTGGTATCGCCCCGCTCGTCCACGGAGAAGTGACACGCCACCTTCGGGCTGGTGACGACCATGGGCACTGCCTGGTCGATCAGTTTGACGATCTTCTGAAGCGTGGCGGGGTCACGCATGAGGGATGCGGTGTCCAGTTCGTCCTTGCCCTCGGATACGCCGTTGGCGCCTTTCCGCTTCTTCAGATGGTGGCGACCGACGAACGCCGTCAGCGAGTCCGCCCCGCCCAGCAGGCCGGCCTCCATGATTCCCTGCAACCCCACGGGCTTGGCGTGACATGTCTGGCCGGAGGGGAGGGTGAGAAACGACGTGACGTTGAGTTTCTGCTGACCCCAGACGTTATTGACTTGCTGGGTGTCGTCATTGGTGGGAGGCATCCAGGTGCTCCTAATTCCCGTTGATGATGGATCAGACGTAGGTGTAGTTGACCACGGTGATGGATTCGCCCGTGGCGTTGGTCACGGTCACGTTGGCTGCGCCTGCCGCATGCGCCGGAGCGATGGCGACGATGGTGCGGTCATCAATGACCTCGTAATCGGTGGCGTTCACGTTGTCGAACTCGACGTCTGACGCAGCGGTGAAGCCACGCCCGTAGATGACAACGATCTCACCACCCGCAGCGGGACCGGTGGCGTCGGACAGCGAGTACACCTGCGGAACCGCAGCCACGTCCAGGACGGGGGCAACGATGTCGCTGATGGTCTCGTGCTGCACGAAGTCGTACAGCGCGCCCTCGATCTCCTCACCGTCGATGTCGCCGGTGACCAGACACGGGTACCCGGTGATGTCGGCGGAAGGGATGAAGAACGCGCCATCGGCGAACTCCCCAGCGAGGTCGCCTGTGGCTCGCGCCCGGTAGACGATCGCGTGGAAGTCACCGCCGCTGTCGCTGATGGCCTTGCCGACCACGGCGAAGAACGGCCGCTGGTCGGTGACCAACTTGCGGTACCGCTTCACCTGGTTGGGTGTGACCCCGGTCTCGATGATGGTCCCGCCGTTGATGGCCTGGTATGCCTCCAACGAGATACCACCCGATTCCAGGGAGCAGTCCATCTGCGCTCCCTGGCCGTGGGACGTGACCAGTTGGTCATCACCCCGCAGGTCGGTGTATTCCTCGGTCTCGGTGAACGAGAACGTCTGGCTGTTCGGCAGGTCCACCATCGACACGCCGAACGCCGTAGCCGCCAGCGTCGGGTACGGGATCAGTTTGACATCGCGGAGCCCGTACGGCAGTGCTGTGCCCAGAGCCATGTTCACTCCTTTCTTGGTTCACGGAAAGCCCGTGTCTCCACAAGGGACCCCGTGGAGGTGTCGAACGTGTGGAGCACGATCACACCTTGTGCGTGCCCACACCACCGCGACGAACACAGCATCTCGACCAGGCCGGCGTCACCCGAGGGACGACGCAGGTTGCCGAACTTGCGATGCGCGCAGCGGAGCTCAATCATGCCGGTTTCCCCCCGGCGTCCTTCTTGACCGCTGAGACGTCCTGAGACGCGTCGTATTCGGTCGGGATGGTGTCGGTGCGGCGTAGCACCTGCTGACCCGCCTGGCGCGACCTCAGACGGGTTTTCGCAGCCTCGACGGCAGCGGCGTGGAGTGCGTCGGCGTCCCGCTGCTCCCCGACCACTACCATTCCGGGGTCGTTGAGGATGATCAGCCACGCCTCGTCACAGATCTCGGATCGCGCGACCGTGAACCCGTTGGCCGGCGTGAACGAGATCGTCTTCTGCTTGATCCCGAGTTTGTTCCAGTCCCGGAACGGCATGTGACGCCGGCCAGCGGTACCCACGTACCGGGCGTACTGTTGTGTGCTCATGCGATCATGCTTCCATTGAGGGTGAAGTTGCATTGCCTGGTGATGGTTCGGTGGCCGTCGTCCTGGAGATCCAAACTGTCCCCGGTCCAGGCAACCTGCGACACGTAGTCGTACAGGTCTTGTAGACCGACCAGCGACGGGAGCAACACCCGCAGTCGACGGCAGATCGAGTCGATACGGTCGTAGTCCCCGGGCTTGTCGTGGACCCAGATGACCAGCGTGGTCTGTTGCGCAGCCGAACCGAACGGGGCGGGGTTGGTCGTCCCCCATTTCAGGTTGAGAAAGGGCGTGACGGCGGGGGTGTCCACGTCCCCAGAAAGGGTGCCCTCGGCTGATACCCCCAGGAGAATGAGCGCGGCATCGTTCACGATCGCCTCGCGGATGACGGCTCTCATGTCAATCTCCCAAGATATCCACGGCGCGACGGATTGACTCCGCGACCACGATAGCCAATTGAGGTGCAATGGCGACCATCGTTGGACCAATGATCGCGTACCGACCCGACCACCGAACTTCCAACCAGATCCCGTACGGCATCGAGTGGTACGTGATGAGCCGATGCACGACCATCGGGGTCTTCTCGTGTGCCACCCGGAGCCCGTTACGCGCGTTGCCCGTTCGGTCGGTCCAGGGAGCGTTCTGACGGGCGTACGACTCGGCTCGGGGTCGCATGG